CTTCAGGTCTTTGTTCATAATGAACACCTCCTTGTCTGGTAGTTCATAAAAAACCCCAGTGCAACAAGAAGGGCAACAGTCAGTTCGACAAAAGTAACAAATTCCATCACCGTGTTTCTTCACAGAAATACACTTCAATGGATTAGTCAATCTGACTGATAGGCTGTGTGTGCAAGCACCACAGCAGTGACTGAAATATTCAGCCATATAAACGCTAACGGGAGCCTCATCGTAATCGTTGATCTCCTCTTCGATTGTAACTTGTTGTTGAGTTAAAGCCATTGTAAAAATATTATCTAGTCGCAAATCGTTTAATCCTATAAGTCACTTTAGTCTGTTAGCGGCCTACTATACAATCCAGGACGGAACACCTTGCTGTATTACCTGGACGAACTTTATTTCATTACCAAATGCAGTTAAGTTAAAACTCTTTTTTGGATCTTTTAAAACACGAGCCTAAAATATCCCCCTTGTACGTGCCAACCTTTCGGGTCAGCTGCACTACAAGAGTTAAATGGATACCCCATCGGTCTCTTTGTTTCAGGAGGTTCTCTCTTGAAGAGTTGAATCGGATGACAAGTCCGAACCCTTCGCCACGAGCAGATTAAAATCTGCCTTCTACATAAATGTAGCAAATCACGAAGTTAAACCTAACGTTCGGGGACCTACATCAAGAGAGTTGAAATCCCTACAGCAAATTAACTGGGCCTTCTGACTCGGAGTTGAGGATAAACATAATTGGTTATTACATTTAACCGTACTCTCCTTACAGTATTGATAATCTGGGATATACCCAGAAAATCGGTTAATCAATCGTTTGGGACATCTTCAGTGAGTCTTCATTTAAGAAGATCGACTGGACTGATATATTAAATATCAGAATTAGAACTGTCGTTTTGGACATCTTTAGTGAGTCTCTAATAATCAGAGATCGACTAGCGTGTAATAATATTACACTAAATTCATTCTTTTTGGTATAAAGAACTAAAATTTATACTCTTTTGGA